TCTGATAATATGTTCATGCTTTATTAATCTCCTCCTCTAATTTTTTAGTCATTACTTCAATACATTGTTTTTTAGAAGATGACTTAGCAGGTTTTAGAAAAGGTTTAGCAGGTTGTCCATGCTTACCATATTCAATAATATTTGCAACCATAGCATTTGAACTACCATCTTTTCTTGGCTCACTAAAACCGATTTTAATGTTTGAGTTACCATTCCTATCAATTCTGACACCTGTAAGGCCAAGTGAAGAAACCAACTCACCGCTAGACTCACCACTCAATGATCCTTCAAGATTTGATTTGACCTTATCTAAAACAACCTCTCCACCAGCCTCAAGAACTACTTCACTAATTTCATCCATTTTAGAACCTAGAGTTGATAGTTTTTTTAGTAAGTCTTCAGGAAGTTTATAAGTACATTTAGCCATTTGAAGCCTCCACCTTTTTAGCAAGCACCTCAACATACATATTCCTTCCTTTGACATCCTCGACTGATAAAATGTCATATTTAAATCCGTTAAACATAATGTAATGCTTAGTATCAACGATAATATTAGGTATCCTTCGGAATCTAAATAAGTCAGTTGCTTCACTAAATGCCGCCAAATTTGCCCAGCGTTCGCTTCCATGTTTAGCTTCAACAAACACTCGTATGTTTTCTAAAACAACAACTGACCGCCCAGAAAAACCCTCAGAATCGATAGTGTTTTGAAGAATACAAAGCTGTGCATTTTTGTTCATTAAACCAAGTCCCATAGCCTTATACCTTCCAATTTCTATCTATTCTTAAAAGCAAATTTACTGTTTTCCATGTTTGTTCTGCTGCATTTGTGTTGTCTGCAAAGAAACCTCCAGTTGATCCGTCTCGACTTTCATAGAAATGGCTTGAAAGCATAATGATTGCTTGTTCTGTAGTTGGTGGAATTGCATGAGTTTGATAGTAATTAGCTTCTAAATGCTGATAACTTTCAGCATAAGAAACGGCAGCAGAAATGAAGCCAGTAATCAGACCATCATCCTGTGAATGTTCAAGTATTAAATTCATTTTTACCTTGCTTAATAAGTCTACTGTAGCCATGTCTGTTGCCTCCTATCTTAATTTTCACTATCTATAACATTGATAGTAATTGTTTCTGTCGTATATCCTGCTCTTGAAATCGTTATAATTTTAGGTGTATTAATAACCTCATCACATTTTAACCAAAGTACAAAACTGCCTTCAGGACACCCAGCATTTGTAGCTTCGTTAACATCTGCTTGTACTAGATCATATGTGCCATTATAGGTAACTCCAATTATTGAGCTTCTGCCTGTGCCGATAGACAATCCTATCCATTTATGAATGCCTTGTGCTGGATTAGAACTATCAAATTCCACTAGTTCATTAATAGGAACATCAATAGTTGCTATGTTATTGTCATAAGTAATAGTCCTAATTTTTGAATGGTTGGTAATTAAAGACTCTCCTGTCGGATTTGAAATTGCTGCAACACTAGTTGTAAATTCATCTTTTTCCATCAAACCTGCATCTTTAAGATTAATAAGCAAAGCATTAAAACTTTCTTTTAAAGTGTTTAACGATGCAACAGTACTTTCTGGCAAATTTTCAGCAATAGGAAGAGGGAGTCCTTTTACGGTTGCTCCCTCTAATATTTCAAGTGTTCCACCTATAACTGTTTTATCTCCACCTTGTTCGGTATAGTTCTTTGTGTTATAACTCATATCCTGTACCTCCATTAAGCGTGTTGTACTAACACTTTAATTGCTTCAGGAAGGATAAGTTTTCCGTCAACTCTTTGTGTCGCAACAAAACCAGTTTGATCAGTTGCAGCATAAAGTTCAGATAACTTCTTGAAGTTACGACCTTGTCTATCCGCAATCCAATAATATGAGAAATCACCGAATGCAATAGTCTTTGCACCTGCAGCAATTGTAGGAACATAGCTTGATGTATAAACAGGTCTACCAAGTAATGTGTCTGGTGTTCCACTAGTTAAAGCAGGTTGCCATAGGTAGTTACCATTAGCATCCTTAAGTTTTCTGATAGCCTTAATTGTTGCATCATTTACAATCCATACAGCATTTTTTCTGTAAGAAGCTTTAAGAGAATAGAATAAATCAATAATTTCATCGGCTTTAATCTCAGTTGCACTTGCTGTAGTAATACCAGTTTGAGCACCGCCTGTTGCATTAAAGATACCGACTGGCTTGCCTACACCATTACCATTGAAGAAAGCTTCTTCTTCTTTAGTACCGATTCTTCTACCGAATTCTTTAGAAATGTATGCTTCAAGATTAAATACAGAGTCATTCAATAGTTCGTTAGAAACTTTAATAAGAGTCCCAAGCTTGTATGCACCGATTGAAACTTGAGTGAATGCATCATCGCTATCATTAATTGTTCCTTCTTCATCTACCCAAGAAGCACTACCTTTAGAAGCTACAACAGGGATTTTTCTATCGCCAGTTGAAGTTGTAATGACATGAGCAAGTTTTCTGAAGATGTTTTCTTCTTCAAGTGACTCAATAAGAGTATGTTCAAATTCATCTGGTACAAGGAAACCGCCTTCAGAGTCTGTTCCTTCTTGTAACGCATTTAAAATTTGAGTATTAGAATGCTTGTTTCTCATTACATTCCAGAAACTCTTCTTATAAGCATTAGATGCACGACCAGTTTTTTCATCTTCTTTATCAGATGTCATTGGTTTTGCAGTGATAGGATTTGAAACAGGCTTATTAAGTTCAGCTTCAATCATATCTTTTCTTTCAAGACGTTTAATTTCATTGGTAAGATCATCAAGATCTCTTTCCATTTTAGAGTACGTAACATCGTCTTCCATATTAAGTACACCTTTCTCATTTCTATGAGAGTCAAGGAATGTTTCCATTGCACTCCAGGTTTTTGCACGTTTTTCACGTAATTCAATAATAGTCATTTTTCTTTTCCTCCATTAAATATATTTTTTGATTTTGTTGAGCTCATTTTTAAGCTCAGTGACTTTACGACCTTCTTTTATAGGTGTAGGTCTCACCTTATCTACTATCTTGTTAAGTAGATGATTTTCAAACTCACGAGTAGAAAACTGAAAGCTTTCTGCTGCGATCATCTTTTTTGTATCTTCTAAAATCGCATCAGCAAAGCCCAGTTCAATCGCTTTTTTTGCATTCATCCATGTTTCTGAATCCATTAGGTGACTTAAAACAGTTCTTGTTTGATTTGTTTTAATCTCATAGGCATTGATGATTGATTCTTTAACTTCATCAAGTAGTTCAATAGCCTTTGCCATGTCTTTATGGTCACCAAATGCTGTAGTTGACGGATTGTGAATCATCATAAGGGCTGTAGGACTCATTAGGACTTTTGTACCAGCCATTGCAATAACTGAAGCTGCACTAGCTGCAATTCCATCAATTTTCACAGTGATAGGACTTTTGTAATCCATGAGCATTGAATAAATCTGACTGGCTGCGATACAGTCACCGCCTGGACTATTGATCCAAATAGTAATAGGACCTTTTCCACTACCGAGTTCTTCTTTGAACATTCGTGGAGTAACATCGTCATCAAACCATGACTCCTCAGCGATTGTTCCGTTAAGTACCAGGACTCTTTCGGCCACTTCCGTTTCTGTTTGGTTTATCCAATTCCAAAACTTGTTCATCGGCGTTTTCCTCCTTCTTATTTTTATTTGCATAAGCTCCAGCATCACCTAGTGGGAGCATATTGCCATTAATTAAATAAAGATCTCCACCTTGTTCAGTAGGGATCTTATCTAGGTTTTCAAGTACACGAATGTCGTTTGCAGACATCCATCCATTTTGTCTTGCTGTTGAATAACCAGACATCCTAGAAGCATAATCTCCTCGCAAAAGACCTTCTAAATTGAACTTGAAGAAATATTTCTTTTTTTCATCAACTGTAAGTAAGGATCTATATAAGCTTTGTTCCCAACGAATAACCCAGGGATCAAGTGTATATTTCACAAACTCTAATGACTGTTGCTCGATATTTGAAAAGCTTGATTTTTCTAGGTCCGCTAACATATGAGGCGGAACTCTAAAGATACGAGCTATTTCATTTATCTGAAACTTTCTTGTTTCCAAAAACTGTGCTTGTTCTGGTGAGATAGAAATTGGTGTATACTTCATTCCTTCTTCAAGAACAGCAACTTTACCTGAGTTTATTGAGCCACCAAATGTAGAATTCCAATTTTCTCTAAGTCTTGCTGGATCTTTTATTGTTCCTGGATGCTCAAGTACACCAGAAGGTGCTGCACCATTTGCAAAGAACTTAGCTCCATATTCTTCAGTCGCCATTGCAAGACCTATTGCATTCTTTGCCATTGCTATTGGTGAGTAACCAACTAGTCCATCAAATCCAAGTCCAGGAATATGAAGTACTTCTCTAGGAGATAACACAACAGTTGAGTTTTCTTTTGCATTAGCTTCTTCCGTACTTCTTGAATAACTGTAGTAAAGGTGACCTTCATCGTCTCTATCTACCGTCATTTTGTTTGCCATTAGAGGATATAAAGCAATAATCTCACCTTTACCATTTCTAATAATTTGAGCATAAGCATTACCCCATAAAAGCAAATGAGTCATTAGCGTTTCTCTAAATACAAATGAACTCATTTCAGGATTAGGTTCATCATGTAATAAACGATATAAGTTACTATCCAGTGCTTTTTCCTTACTTCCATCATCTTTATATCTATAAAAATGAAGTGGAAGCCCAGCAACAGCCTCAGCCAAGATACGAACACAAGAATAAACTGCAGTCATTTGCATAGCACTTCGTTCTGTCACAGTCTTTCCAGCAGTTGAGCCACCCATGTAAAATGTATAATTGCTTCCAACTGTTCTATTTTCAGGATTATCTCTTGCCTTAAAAATACTTTTAAATATTCCCATATCTATCACTCCTTAAATAAATAAAAGACCTCTTGAATCATATATAGACTCCGAAGATCCTTCGTTTCTTATTGCTCTATCAAGTGCCATAACCGTTGCTACAGCACCATCTATTTTTTCTACTGATTTAGATTTATCCATTTTAATGTTTCCAGCTGGATCTTCTCTAATTGAGATATTATCCATCATCCAATGAAGGACTGGATTACCATTGTGTGCGATACGCTTGCCAACAACCAAGTTCATAAGTTCCTTTGTTGGTGGACTCATATCCTTAAAACCCTGTCCAAAGGGAACAACTGTGAAACCCATGTTCTCTAGGTTTTGAGTCATCTGAACAGCACCCCATCGGTCAAAGGCTATTTCTTTAATGTTATATTTTTTTCCTAGTTCCTCAATAAAGGACTCGATATAACCATAGTGGATAACATTACCTTCTGTTGTTTTTAGATAACCTTGTGATGTCCATAAATCATATGGAACATGGTCACGACTTACTCTTTGCTTCATATTCTCTTCAGGTATCCAAAAGTAAGGTAATACATGATATTTATCTTCATTTTCTTGTGGCGGAAAGACAAGTACAAAGGCTGTAATATCCATTGAAGACGAGAGGTCAAGTCCGCCATAACATACACGACCTTCCAGATCTTCTGGATTAAAATCAACATAGCAAGCATCATACTTCCGCATGGGCATCCAGCGTTTTTCTTGTTTCACCCATTGATTTAACCTTAACTGCCTGAAGGAGTTCTCTTCACTTGGCATTTGCTTTGCGGATTCACAAGCAGCTCTTACTTTTTCAATGTCTACTGTCACTCCTAGACTAGGATTAGCCTTTTTCCAAACTTCTGGATCAGTCCAATCATCATCAGGATCAGCACCATAAATGACAGGATAAAATGTTGGATCAATTTTTCTTCCTTCAAGGATATCCATTGCTTTTTGATGCACTTCATAACAAATAGAATTTGTATCATCACCTGCTGTTGTAATAAGAAAAAACAAAGGTTGCTTTCTGGCATCACCAGAACCTTTTGTCATAACATCATATAGTTTTCTGTTTGGCTGAGCATGAAGCTCATCAAATACAACACCATGTATATTGAAACCATGCTTTGAGTAAGCTTCTGCAGAAAGAACCTGATAAAAGTTGTTTTTGTATTCGATTCTGTTTTTTGATTCAGAAATCTTAACTGCCTTTTTCAAGGACTTATTAAGCTCGACCATTTTCTTTGCAACATTGAATACAATCTTCGCTTGGTTTCTATCAGCAGCACAACCATATACTTGAGCACCTTCTTCAAAGTCTCCACAAGTAAGTAAAAGAGCGACCGCTGCTGCCAGTTCACTCTTTCC